CAAATTCAGAATTTAAATAGATATTATTTTTCTAGACCCGCAGCGTATCTTTTAAAAAAGAAAAAAAGTAGTGCAAAAAAATATAAAGCTACTGCAACTTTTGAACACGTAAATGTAGGGAATCCTGTATTATTATATAATAACCACAAAGAAAAATCTTGGGAAGAATATAAAATTGATTATTCACATTATATTGCAGATACACGAAAAATTATACAAGAAATGCAAGCACCTAAAATGCAATTAAGTTTATTTTAATATGAAAACAATTACAGAAGAAGAAATGAATAAATATTTAGTCTCTATAGGAGGACTAGAAAGTGGATATTATACAGATAGACCTAGACTAATGGATTGTGGATTCATGGAAGTAAATAAAGGCTGGTATGGTCTAATAAAGTCTTGTATAGAAGAAATGATTGAAGCTGGTTGGGATAAACAAGTTTGTCAGATTAAGGAAAAATTTGGTGGATTGCGTTTTTATGTAAATTCTGCGCCAAAAGAAGTACATGACATAATATATAAATACGAAAGCATTTCTATGAAAACTTGTGAAGTTTGTGGTAATCCTGGAACTATTCAAGGTAATCCAAGATGGCTTACTTGCTTATGTGAAGAACATAAATATAAACCAAAAGAAGTTTCTGATTCAAAATCATTGTAAATTTGCAACATGGCAGAAAAATTTAAAACAGTAGGTGCATTTTGGAATGGTTATTCAATAATGACTAAAGAAGAAGTACATAAAGCAATGATTGAGTATTGTAAATATCAAATAGACCAGATATTAGATAATTCAAGTATGATTTATATACGGAAAGATAAAGGCAATTCAATATTTGGCCTCGATACAGCTGTATATGATTATGATGCGTTTGAAAAATTTAAAAATAATTTAAAATAAAATAGAATGGATAATACGATAGAAACGATTAATGAATATATTGACATATTCTATAATAATGAAGAAGAAGATGCAGAAAATTTTGAGTTTACTTTGGGAGATGTTCGTTATTGCATGAAAATGTTTGCTTCAAAGGCAATAATGGAGTTCAGAAAAGAAGTAGGTAGCAACGATAAAGTTATAGAAGTGAGTGATTATCTATTAAAATCTTTGAAATAATTATGATTAATATTCAATTTAATAAGAATGTGATAGCAGAATTAAAAAAACATGACATACCTGCAGATTTATCAGGTACAGTTATGTTTGTTTTACTCTGTATGGATGAGAGAAAGGAGTATTTATTAGATTTAATAGATGATAGTTCTCGGCAAAAAAGAATGTTAATTTTATATAGGTTTATGTTTCGCAGAGATTTTTTAGTAGAGTCTTCTGAAAAAAATGCACAATATTTATATAAAATTTCTAAAAAAGGATTAGAGTTAGTAAAAATCCTTAGAAATGCATTTTCTGATGAAGTATCTGCTGAAGATCTTTTAGAGCCTAGAATCGAAGACAAAGTGGCAATACAGGCAAAAGAAATGACTTTGAGTGAATTTTGTGAAAGATATGCGCAATTATTTCCAAGGACTCACACAGTAAATCCAAAAATAGCAGAAATAAGATTTGCAAGATTCCTTAAAGAGTTCCCCGAATATAATTTTAATTTAATATTAAACGCAGTTGCAGAATATATTAAAGAATTTAGTAATTCAGAAACAGGTACTAAATATATGAAAACAGCTAAATATCTTATTTGGAAACTTGAAAATAAAGAAGTAACTTTTGATTTAGCTACTGTTTGCCATCAATATATAGAAAGAAATAATAATAAGATAATGGAGTTTAATATGGATTTCCTGAATACTGCGTGAGTAATTTGTTAGAATGAAAAATTTTCCGTATATTTTATTTGTAATAGTCTTTATCCAAGAGAATTAACCTTAAAATATTAGTTCTCATCTCAGATGTCTTCCCTTGGTTGACTATTACACTCTGATTTGGGAACTTTTTTATTTTTATGGAAAATGAAGAAATTTTACAAAAATGTAGTATTTGTTACAAAGAAAAGCCATTAGAGTGTTTTCACAAATCTAAAGTATTTAAAACGGGTCATGAAACCAGGTGTAAGGCTTGTAAAGCTTTAACTTTACGATTAAGTAAAGATAATTTAACAAAAGAAGAATTTGAAGAGGCATCTAGTTCTTTTTTAAATCACTATTATAGAAATTGGGATAGATATAGACAGCGAGCTAACGAACTAAATGCTATTGTTGATGAGAATGGATTTAATAGACAACAAAGAAATAATATATTAAAATATGGTATAACCCCAGAAGAATATTTAGAAATGCTTAATACACAAGATGGAAAATGTTCTATTTGTGGTAATAAAGAAGCTGGAGTACTTAATAATACATTAAAAAGATTGGCTATTGATCATGATCATGAAACTGGACAAATTCGAGATTTACTGTGCTCTAAGTGTAATACCGCTTTAGGATTATTAAATGAGGATTTAGATTTAATATATAAATTTATAAACTATATTAATAAACATAAACAAAGGTGTAAAGATGTACCAGAGTCTATTAAATATACAAAATTTCAAGATCATTATGATAAGAAAAAGAAAAATAAAGAAAAAAATAAAACAACATAGCTATGAATTTAAATATTAGTGAATATACAGGAGAAGATACGATTGCATTTGCAAATTATTTTTTTGAAATACAAAATAATGAAAATACAATTAATACAAAATCTGATCAAGAAATTTTACAGGACTGGTTACAAATATGCAATAATACTTAATAAATGGCTTCAACCAAAATGTGACTCATGTGGAATTAATACTAAACATAGATATTGTATTGAAGAATTTACAGAATCAGGATTTTATATATGTGAACAATGTAAAAATAAAAAATAATGGAAGACGCATTAATAATATGTGATAGATTAAGGAAATATCTAGGTGCAAATCCAGAAATTCGTTTTGGACAGGCATTATTTAATTTAGGTATAAATCAATTTGCAGAAATCCAATCCCCAAAAACATATAATCAAGATTTACATTTACGGGATATTTACAATGATTCAGATATAGAAATATTAAAACGAATAAATAACGGCTGATTTTGATATTATTTTTGAATCTATTTTATATTTAGCTAAATATAAAAATTTCAATATAGTTCAATTTCTACAAGAAAAATTAGAAGAATTAATAAAAATCGAGGAGGATAGAAATCGTGGGATTATTTGAAACTACAATGGCTGATATAATAGCTAAAAAAGAACGAAAAGAGAAGGGATTACACAACTCCGTGCCATTTCCATTTTCTAGGTGGCTGCATAGTGTAGACGGATTTGATCCAGGAACTTACTATCAAATTCTCGGAGGAACAAATACTGGTAAATCAAAACTAAAACGATATTTTATTTACAAAATTGCAGAATTTGCATTTGAAACAGGATATCAGGTTAAAGTGTTAGATTTCAGTCTTGAGGACGATCGTAAAGAAGTATATAAGAAAACAATGAGCCACTATTTATGGAANCATCATAAAGAAGATTTAGGTCTTAAATATATGAATTCTCGTGAATCACCTCTAAATCAAAAGTATATTGATTTATTACAGCAAGATTCTGGATTTTTTAATGAATATGATCAAATTGTAAATGTGATCAATGGAGCTACTAGTCCAGACGAGATATTTAATATCTGTAAAAGGGCACATGATAAGTGGGGTAGCACTCATCAGATCATAACCTTCGTTGACAACATATCAAATATTACCAAAGATCCCCAAGATTCAAATGAATTCGAGGCGATCAAACGTTGGAGTCGTAATATAGCCCGTTTAAAGCTCTGTAAGGAGATGCAAATGACTATTGTGGATATTATGCAATTGGATTTTGATAGTGAAAAATTTGCCCATAGAAATGCAAATAAAGGTACTATTGCAAGTGTAGAGCCATCGCTATCCAGCATTGGGGACTCAAAAATTTCTGCCAGAAATTCGCATGTTATAATGGCACTTTTTAGTCCCAACAGGTATGATATTCACCAATACCCAAACTCTGACGGATATAATATTGATGTACTTAGGGATAACTTCAGGTCTTTGCTAATGTTGAAAAATTCGCACGGAGAACTTGGTGGTAGACTTCCATTACTGTTTGACGGAAAACATGAAAATTTCGATGAATTACCTAGATTAGAAGATAGAGATGCGCTAGATAAGATATATCGAGAGATAGTGGAAACAGAGAAGCAAAAATTAGCTAAGTATGGATCACAAAAATCAATGTTTTAAGATATGCAAAATAAAATAAGTAAAGATTTAGTAAGAAATACTAGACAAAGAACTACACATAGAGGTGCTTGTCTAGATAAAAGAAGCGATAAATGGGTTGCGTTTTTAGATTTTAAAACACCTGCAGGTAAAAATATTCATTTGCATTTAGGATTTTTTGATACAGCAGATGAAGCAGTTAATGCAAGAAAATTATATATTTTAAGTTTATTGTAAAATCAATGTTTTAAAATATGGAAGAAGATATAGAAAAAATAAAACTAGATGCAAAAAGATGGAATGAATTAGAAGCATATGTTGATAAAACTTTTATAAATGGTGGGAGTGAGATGGATGATATTGGGGCATATGTTTGTTGGTTATTTGGATACGATGTTTAAATTTAAAAATTAAAACGCAAAATCATGAGTAAGAAAATTTATGAAGATGAGCAATTCCCACAAGATGAAAATTGGGATGAAATAGACGAAGATATGTCTCCAAAAAATGGAAAAGATCTTGCAGAATTTGAAAAATATTTACAGCAAGCCGCATTTAATTTAGATATTTTAGATGAAGATGAATATGAAGAAGATGTCTTTGATTAAGAAAAGATAAATATTTTGAAATAGTTGTTGAATTGAATAAAGAGTTGTAACTTTGTGTAAAGAAAAGAGAGAAGAGATATATGGGAGCAGTTTCAGTTTTGTGCCTCGGTCAATCGGGAAGTGGTAAATCAACCTCAATAGGTAATATACCGGAGTTAGGAATAAAAGGTCTTGATCCAAAAGAGACTATAATTATTAATGCTTTAGGTAAAGACTTGCCTTGGCGTGGTAGTAAGAAACAATATACAACTTGGTCTAAAACAGATAATCCGAAAGGTAATTTGATATTTACTTCACATCCAAAAGAAATATTGGGTTGGCTTAAATATGTGAATGAAAATCGTCTTGATATCACTAATATCGTGATTGATGACTCAACACATACTTATAGTATGGAGTTTATAAGACGTATTGGAGAGAATGGTTGGGAAAAATTTAATGATATTAGTTATTATATGGTTACTATAGCTAATGAAGTTAAAAAATTTAGAGATTCCCTTACTATATTTTTCATGCATCACGTAAAAACTGACGGCGACGATATATTATCTCCAAAAACCGTTTCTGCACAAACTATAGGAAATGTTGTAGACTCTAAAATGTCTAGCTATGAATCATTTTTTACAATAGTTTTATTAGCTGAAAAGAAGTTAGAAGGAGAAGATATTAAATATCATTTTTTAACAGAAGCCGCAAATACAACAGTAAAGGCACCAGTGGGGATGTTTCCTTCTCGCGAGATTCCAAATGATTTAGGTTATGTGAAGGATATGATTCATTGTTATTATAATGATGAAGATTGTCAAAAAGAAGAAGAAAAACCAGTTAAAGCTAAAAGAAAAGAAATAGTAGAATAATGGAAGATACAATTACTATAAGTAAAAAGGAGTATAATTTATTAATTGAAAATTATTTATTATTATCTTGTTTACAAGAATTTGGTGTAGATAATTGGGAAGGTTATTCAAAAGTAGTCGAAGAATATAGAAATAGAAGTAAAATAATTGAAAATTAAAAACAAATCATATGAGTGGAAATAACAATGTGGCACATAGAAGTGCAGAAAATGAAATGATGGATTTTGGAAAGATTAGTATTCCTGAGCGTACAGAATATGTAAGTATGGGTAATTATTGGATGCATGTTGAATCTGCAAAATTTATAAAACCTACTGAAAATAATAAGGAGGGTAAGCTTAAATGTCCTTATTTAGAAGTATTATTTTTAGGAAAGAGTGGGCAATTAACAGAGAAGTTCTATGTTAGTCCTGCAGAAGGTCTTATGAAGAGATTGCAATATTTGCATTTTGCGCTTACAGGAAAAGAATGTACCAAAGCATTTAAATCTGTAGATGAGGTAGGTAAATATTATGAAACACTCCTGAATGATTCACGTATTACCCAAAAGAAACTTGCAATGATAGTTGCAGGACAAGAAAGTGCTAATGGGAAAATTTATGGGCAATTACCTTATCTACATTTCATTATAGATACAGATTTAGCAAATAAGAGTGGATTTGAAGAAGGTAAATGGGAAGAAGGTAGTGCAAATTGGAATAATTTTCTGAAGAAATTGGATAAAAACCCAAGTCACGAAACAGAAGATATTATTTTGAGAGCTTCTGCACAAGTTCCTGATGTTTCGGATGATCTTCCGTTTTAGAATGGTAATTATATAATAAAAATAATAAATTTGTTATAGCAGGTCGAGTAAGGACGTAAATATAGGGTATCGTGCAATCAGATCAAAATATCATATATAACCTACTTTTTTTAATCAAGTAACCAATTAAAATTTAAATATTATGGCAGATAAGAAATCAACTGCAAAAATTAATCCAAAAGTGACTGCTTCAAAGAGTCCAACACCTTCTAAGACTAATAATCTTAATGAAAAAGGTAAAGTAATGCCAAAAGCAGGTAAGGGTGGTAAAATGTGCTAAGAAAATCTAAATAATAATAGTAGATAAAATATGTAAACGGTGTGGGTGTAAAATCCTGCACCGTTATTTTTTTTAAAATATTTTATGAAAAAACTCATTTTGAATATAGTTTTTTGGGTTCCATTTTTTGGTATTTTTGTTGCGCTACATTTAGAAAATAGAACAGGAACTATAGAAAAACTTTTAGTAAACGCAATGCATCATGCTTATTGTATGATTATTATTATAGGATATATATTTTTTTAATTGGAAATCTACATTAATTTGGCCAAGTCAGAAAATAAAGACTAAATATTTTAATATATATGTATTTGGTTATGTAATTTCTATAAAACTTAAAAATTATGAGTAATGAAGAAACTACAATTTGTCTTTTAATATCTATGGGATATTTTAGAGAAAATAAAGAAGATTATAAAAAGATTGCACTATATAAAAAATTTTTAAAAATTTTAAATAAATGCAAGAGTTAGATTTTAGTAAAATAAGTGTAAAAATACCGCTTACACCTGAATACATCCTATCTAAAATAGATCAAATAGCGATAATGATGTATTATTTGGGATCTTTTAAAATAGGAAAGGCATTTAATTCACCTTTTAGAAAAGATGATTTAGCAAGTGCGGGAGTATTTATACATACTAATGGAACACTTCTTTTTAAAGATTTTAAAACTTCTGAGGTATTAAATTGTTTTCAGGTAGTAAAAAAGAAATGCAATTGTAATTTTGCAGGGTGTCTACAAATTATTGCAGAAGATTTTGGATTATTAAATAGACAATCAAGAATTCCTAAGAGTTTTTATAAAGAATTAGAAGACTTAGATAAAGAAATTAAGAAGGAAACTCTAATACAATTTGAGCCAGAACCTTGGACTAGAAAAAATAGTTTATTTTGGAGGCGAGGGGATATTACTATAGAAGAATTAAATGCCTCAGGAGATATTTTTTACACAAAAACGCTTTATATAAATCATCAAGAAATATATAACCCTAATAAATTTCATAGATATGCTTATGTGCAAAAATGTGAAATAAAAAATAAAATAGAATCTCGTGTAAAGGTATATAGTCCTCAGGATAATAAAATGAAGTTTGTTTCTAGTATACCTTTAGGGTGTATGGGTGGCATATTTGATTTACCTAAAAAAGATGATAGAGTATTTATTTTAAAAAGTCGAAAGGATGCATTAGTTGCCCAAAAATTTTTTACAGATGTTTGTTGGACAAATAATGAATCTTTACAGGCATTTCCAGATGCAATACAAAAAAGACTTTTAGGTGAATATAAAGAAGCATATATAGTGTATGGGAGTGATCCACACGCAGTTGAGGTGTCAAAAAAGCTTACAGAAAGAGGCTTTAAATATTTTAATACTTATAAATCAGACTATGAAAAGTATAAGTGTGAAGATTTATTTGATATTTCTACTATGTTTGGAATAGACGAAGTTAAAGTGCAATTAAAAAGTAAAAACTTAATATAAGATGCTACAAAAAGAAATATTAGAATACGAAGAAACAATAACTTTCCTAAAAGAGCAGATAGAATTACGGGATAAAGAAATAGCTAAATTAGAAGGTATAAATAAAATAAAACAAGCTCAAATAGATGCTCAAGGTAAGATTCTACTTAGACAGAATATTCAATTGCGCCACCAAAATTTTACAAGTGCAAGTAATTTACCTGTAATAGTAAGTCAAATAGATAATGCAACAGTAGATGCAATTTGGGAAGAGCATAATAAAGGAGAATTAGGAGAAGTACCTAACATAGAATTTTTAGAAGAATTTAATAAATCTATGGAAATAGTAGACGGTAATATTGCAAAAGATTAAAAATTTTTAGAAAATGCAAAAAAAAATTTCAACATAAAGTAAGAAAAATAATTGCAACACCTTGGGATAATGTTTATTATAGAATAGACGGAGAACATAATTTAGTCCCAAAATGGATGATTGAAAACTCAAATGATTGGGAAGAAATAATAGAAAAGAAATATCACTTTACTACTTCCGACGGAGTTCCAATATTTGAAGGGGATTATTGGTGGTGGGTTAATCAACAATTTTCAATTTACAATTTTTTAGTTAGTAAATTCGGAGGAAATTGCAATGATACACGGTTTGCATTCTCCACTGAAAAATTAGCACGAGATTATATATTAGAAAATAAACCAATATTTACAATGCAAAATATAAAAGCAATTTTAGGAAATAATATTGCAATTTCTACAGATAAAGTAAAACAAGATTTTTTATTTTATACACAACAAAAATTAGGTTATGATAAATGAAATAGATTATAAGATATTAATATGTGCCTATCCAAGTGGATTTGAATATAAATTAGATGAAACAAAAAATGAGTTTAGAAGCCCCACATTTAATATACCCTATACATATAAGAAACAAATGACGTATCTTACACGATCTTTTAATCCTTGTTTTATTAAATCAATAAAAAGACTTAAAGATGGTGCAATTTTTACAATAGGTGATCAAATAGGAAATAAAGATTTTGATGTAGTATATAATGTTATTCCATTTCAGATTTTAAGTATAGAAATGGGAGTGGGGTTTGTAAAATTAAAAGGAAATCAACAATCGGTTTTATTACAAGATGCAACTTTTCTATTAAAAAATTCTGAAAAAACGCAAATAAAAGAAGAACAACCAATTAAAATAAGTAAAAATGTGAAGAAAGTAGAAGAATATATAGATAAGGATAACAACATATATACATTATCAGAAGATGAAACTTATTATTCAATAGTAGGACAAATGAGTAGATTTTCTGAAAATGCATTAAAATTGTTTTGCACTCCTTACGATGAAACTAAAGATGGTAAAAAATCTAAAACAACTAAAAAAGATAAAGAAATGAAAGTTTCAGTTAAAGCAGGTAAAGTAAGACCAATTAAGATTGGTGATTTAGTATATAATAAAAAAAGTAAATATATTGGTATATTAGCTGGAAACGGTAACGTTGGAGCTATAGCTAAAATTTTTGTTTTGCACGTAGAAAATCCCAAAAACCACACTACAATTGCACCGTTTAAATATTTAGATACAAATCCTTTAGATTGTGAATTATTTGAAGGAGAAATAATTTTAAATAATGACAAATAAACACATATGCAAACAACAACAAACACAAAAAAACTTTTACAGATAGATGGGGATACTAAATATATCCTCATCTGTTGTTTTGGTTCGCTTCGTAAGAATTTCGGATCAAATTATGACAGGTATTTAAAAAATAAAAGTCAATGGCTTGGGCAAATTAGAACTAAGCCTGAATATAAAATGCTATCTATGGGTACTTATCCTGTAGTAGTAAAAGGTACAAAATCAATTATATGTGATGTATTTAAGATTTCTTCTAATAGAGTATTGCAAGATATATTTACTTTAGAGGGTATTTGTGAAAATTGTGAATCAAATGCACATAAATTACAAAAAATCTTAACAGAATTTGGTGAAGCATATATATTTTTAGACGAGAATATAGATATAAAACACGGGATATTGGTTAATGAAGGTGACTGGTTTAAAAGACCTCTTATTAGAAAAACTTTACAATTTTAAAAAAATGAGCACAACACAACAACAAATAAAGGTATATGACAATGTAATAATAAAACCAACAGGCACACTATTTTCACAGATGTCTTCAGAAATGAATCTATTTAGAACTAAAAAGATTTATGGTATAGTGTTGTCTGCAATTTGCCCGGTAGGTATGGCAGGTTATAACTCTACTAATTGGTCAATTTCGGTGCAATTTCTAAAAGATAGCAACTACCAAAAAACCTATAATGTTAAGCAGGCAGATTTAGAAATTGTTTCTACTAAAGACCTAGAAAAACTAAAAAAGATTACTGAAGAGTATTTAAAAGACTTTGGTAAAAAAGATGAAGGCTTAATATCCGCATTAAAAACACCTGCAAAAGGTGATTATTCTAAAATAGATGTAAATGCAAATTTGTTTGAAAAATTTAATAAAATTTTATTAACAAATAGAGTATTTGCTTGTAAAACACAAATAGATTGGAAAACAGGTAAACATAATTCAGATTGGACTTCTGTAGAAGGTAAACAAGATTGCGGATGGTATGCATGTTGCTGTGATTATCTAAAAACAACAAAAGATGTAATATTTTATATACCTGAGTATTATTTAAATTTATATGGTTATACTGTTTATGATTTACATAAATGGTTGCAGTTTTTAGAAAATTGTCAAATAGATTTTAATTATATATTAGAAGGTGAGTGTACATTTCCCGAACAGTATAAGTATAGATTAAGTGATACGGAAAGACACTCTAAAGAACCTTATAGTTTATATTTACACACAAATGAAATAAGGCCAAATTTAAATACAAAGTTTATTGAAATAAAAATGAAAAATCCTGGTGCAGCTTGGCATAACCATTTACATGTAATTTGTCTTAGGTATATACATAGTCAATGGCATTGGTTTATTCCTGCTTTAGCTATGCAAATAAAAGATGCATTAGGTAAAAAAGTTTCTAATTGGGAAGCTTTAATGATGGCGCATTTTCACAAAGATATGTTACAAACTAATGATAGATCTTTAACGTATCGCAATAAATTTCACAATTGCTTTGTTTCACCAAAAACTATTGTAACAAACATAATAAGTAATAGTTCAATGCAAAGAAGTTTTGTATATATTGAATCAAGAAATAAAGATTTGCCAAAATGCCAAGAATTTATAGAAAAAAAAGATTTTGAAGGTTTATATAATTTTATAAAAAAATAATATGGAAGTTTTAGAAAGACAACAAATTAAAAATTATACACTTGGTAGCGATGTAGAATATTTTTTACAAGATAAAAATACTGAAGCAATAGTAACTGCTGAAGGAAAAATAAAAGGTACAAAGCATGAACCATTTCGATTTGATGCAGAAAATAAATATTTTGCAACTAGTTTAGATTGTGTTTTAGCTGAAGGTAATATCCCACCTTGTAAAACACCAGGAGAATTCTATTTAGCAATTCAGAAACTTCTAAGATATATTAATAGAACTATTCCAAATCACTTAGAGGCAATAGCAATTCCTGCTGCAAGAATGGCAGAAGAAGAATTAGTTTCTGATACTGCAAAAGAGTACGGATGTATGCCTTCAATAAACTGTTGGACACTTGCCGAAATTAGACCTATTCCAAGTGGTGATAACTGTCGCGCGGCAGGATTCCACATTCATATAGGATATGATGAACCAAATTCTAAAATGAATTTGCAATTAATTAAAGCAATGGATTTATTTTTAGGAATACCAAGTGTTTTAATAGAACCAGAAAATGAAAGGAAGTCTGTAGGTTATGGTTGCGCTGGAAATTTTAGGGAGTGCCACTATGGTAGAGAAATAAAAAACACATATAGTTTAAATTAGTAGTTTTTATTGATTAATTTGGTAAATTCAAAAAGTTTTTGTATATTTTATTATACATAGACTTTTAACCGAATGATTAAGAAAGAAATATTAAATAGAGTAGTAGAATTACACGAAAAAGGACTAATTGATACAGAAATTGCAAAACAAATAGGAAAGAGTCCCGATACAGTTGCATATTATAGAAAAAAATTAAATATTGAAAGTAATTTTCGATTAAATCATCCAAATATTGATGAGTTTATACTTGAAGATTTAAATAATAAACTTTCAACTTATGCAATTTGTAAGAAACACCAAATAAGTTCTTGTTATGTACGTAGAGTTGCAAGAGATAATGATATACAACCCTTTAAGCAATATCTAAACCAAAATCGAAGATTTGTTAAAAATAATCCATTTGAAGATCTATCTAATCCAGAAGTTCAATATTGGTTAGGTATGTTGGCTGCTGACGGAACAATTTCTGGAACAAGACTTACTTTAGGGTTAAAAGAACAAGATAAAACTCACATAGAGAAATTTATCAAATTTTTAGGTGGTAAAGTAAAAATAAGAAAAACCTGTAAAGATGAAAAATATTATTCTTACACATGTTCTTTTAGAAATAAAGAAGTGATTGATTTTTTAGAAAAATTAGGTATTATAGCAAACAAAAGCTTAACACTTGACTATAAGGGAGAAATTACTTTAGATTTTTTAAGGGGAATAATAGATGGGGATGGATATATTAGAAAAAAAAGTCTTGATGAAATATCAATATTAACAGGTTCAAAATTATTTGCAAATCAATTAGTAACGGCTATTAAAAAATTATTTAATATAGAAGCAAAACTATATATTCGTATGTTTAAAAACGAAATGTATTATGTGGCTATATTAGGTAAAAAACGTGTACCAAAAATACTTGATGAATTATATTTAAACGCTTGTATTTTTTTAGATAGAAAATACAATAATGCCATACTCGATAGAAATATTGAGAAAAAATAACACTTTAAATTCAGGGAACCAGCGTTGGGAATCCTGAGCGAAATCCATTAAGTAGATGAAAACCTAGACCAGAAAAAATGTGGGGTCTAGGTTTTTTGATTTTATTTATAAGGAGACGTGCAACGACTATAATAAGTGCATCTTAACGTAAAGACGAAGATGAAGGGATAGTCTGGCTAGCAGAGAAGCTAGAGGGTAGAGTACAGGAGTTTGTCTTCTCATTTTGCCTCCACCCAAGAACTTATTGAATGGTCTTTTAGAAATACAGAGGCGGCAATTCAATTTGTAAACGAAGGAAGAATAGAAGAAATAGAAAACTTTGGAGATGAAATCCAACACATAATTAATAATACAGATAAAGAATTAGCCCAGCAATGGGTAGATAGGTTTAAAATAGAAATGCCATGAATAAAACAATAAAAATGTTAAGTCATTATAGAAAAATATTAGCTCCAATTCTTGGAGTAAAGGAAGAGGCAATTATTTTTTTATCTAATAATAAAGAAATTGGAGAAACAATAGAATATGCTAAAGAACATATAACTACTACTTGGAATTTAGGAGATTATAAAGTAATTGTAAGAAAAAATAAAACAACATTATGCAGAAAAAGATAAGAAAAATATATTGTGTTAGAGGCAGTTCAGGATATGCTCGTTG